TTTCGAGGAGTGTGAAAAGAGATGAATATGCACTATCTGTCCCACCCGTTCAGCGGGGATGAGGAGAATAACAGAGCAGCGGCAGAGGCAATCCAGAGAGAGCTGCAGGAGCGGTATCCAAAGACGATCTACATCAACCCTATCGCGCAATTCAAGGCACTGGCAGGGATGGAGTACGACAAGATCATGGGATACTGCCTCGAACTTCTGTACAAGTGCGGCGCGGTCACAATGACAGGGGACTATCGCGCCAGCAAGGGATGCATGATCGAGCTTGCATACGCGCGAGAGTATCACATCCCCGTGTTCTTCTACGATGCAGAAAAGCATGAGTATGTGGAGGAGGAGGCAACGCAATGAATCACTTTGTAGGAATCGGACGCCTGACACGCGATCCAGAGGTAAGATACACACAGAGCGGCAAGGCGTGCGCGAAATTCACACTTGCAATTGACAGGCGTAGGAGCGGGGATGGAAATCAACAGGCGGACTTCATTCAGTGTGTAGCGTGGGAAAAGATCGCTGAAGTCATCAGTCAGTACGTCACAAAGGGCCAAAAGATCGCCGTCGAGGGGCGCATCCAGACGCGAAGCTACGATGCTCAGGATGGAAGCAAGCGCTATGTGACGGAGATCGTCGTTCAGAGCATGGAGTTCTGCGACAGCAAGGGGGGCGGTACAAGCTCCGCAGCATCTTCCGAGCAGCAGGGCGTGTTTGATGGGAGCAGAGCAGTATCCGACTCTGATATCCCGTTTTGAGTACCTATACCGCTGTTATCCTCGGTGAGCCGGTGGCACAGGGGCGTCCGAGATTCTCTCGGCAGGGCGGATTTGTCAAGGCATATGACCCGGCAAAGAGCCGTGACTACAAGAGCTATGTGCGGATGATTGCGGCGCAGCACGCACCGATCATTCCTGTGGAGGGAGCTATTGAGTTCTCCCTTCGCATCTTCCGCGCCATTCCCAAAGGGATGCCAAAATACAAGCGTGAGGCGGCAAAGGATGGGAGACTGCGACCAGTAACAAAGCCCGACGTGTCGAACGTCCTGAAGGGTGTGGAGGATGCACTCAAAGGCGTGTGGTACAAGGACGACAGTCAGATCGTCGGCTACGGGGTGCTCGGGAAATGGTACGATGAGCGTCCGAGGATCGAGATCATGATGCGAGAGTTGGAGTAATCCAAAGGAGTAGGATACAAGGAGCGCGGAGTGATTCGCGCTCTCTATCTCGTTATTGAGCGGAGGGCAGCAGGTGCGGAATTACAACGATTATGAGCAACTGGTTTACAAATATCTGAAAAACTATAACAGCTTCAAGCACCAGATCGAGAGTGTCAACATCGAGATCGATGGCATCCGCGAACAGATCGAAATTCTCGGTGGGCTGAAAGCAACGGTGTATGATAAGGTCATCGTCTCAGGTGGAGAGCAGCACTCATCCGTCGAGCAGGCAATCTTGCGCAAGGAAAAGCTCGAGGGGCGGCTATTGATCCTGACGGCAAATCGCCAGCGGCTCACGACCCTCATTCAGCGGATTGATGCAGCACTCGCTACGCTAGAAGATAACGAGCGCAAGATCGTAGAGCTAAAGCACATTGTCGGGGAGAACTGGATCCATATTGCCATGCAGGTGCCCTACAGCGAGCGTAGCTGTCAGAGGAGATGCAGAGAGGCGGTAGAGCGTGTCGCAGCTATCATGTTCCCGGATAAAGCGATTGACAGAAAAGCGGATTTTGTATTTGTTGACAGTAAAATAGCTTGAATTTGCATATAGATTGGCGAACTTGTGTCGCTTTTTTGGCGGAAACGTGGCGGAAAGTTGGCGAACTTATGGCGAGTTTTTCCGTTTTTGCCGTGGTATGATGGTATCGTCAAAATTTTAGAGAGCAGAGTCCTCGCCGGACCGGCGGAGGGCTTTTCTTTTGCCCAAAAGAGAGGAGGAGTGGCTTTGATCGACTACAAGTCACCAGCAGAGCCGCGCGGCACAACAGAGGATGGTGTGCCGGTATTCTGCGCGTATGATGAGATCGTCACGCTCGGAGATATTCGGCCGAACCCCGGAAACCCGAACGACCATAATAAAAAGCAGGTGCGACTGCTCGGAGACATCATCCAAGCAACTGGATGGCGCGCACCAATCACCGTCAGCAAGCGCAGCGGTCTCATTACAAAGGGACACGGACGCAGAATGGCAGCAGAGGCAAAGGGCTGGAAGTCCGCCCCCGTGGAGTACCAAGACTACGCGAGCGAGGAGGAGGAGCACGCCGACCTCATCGCGGACAACCGCATCGCAGAGCTCGCCGACCTCGACATGGGCAAGCTGATGGATATGGTGCAGGAGATGGATACGGGGATAGTACCTGTGGAGCTGACCGGATTCACGGAGGAAGACCTGCAGAAGATCATCGCCTCGATGGAGGGCGCGGATGATTCCGTTGATGACAAGGTAGATGCAGAGCAGGGGGTAGATGATGACTACAAGCCGTTCTCCCAGCTCGGCGACCTTTGGCACCTCGGGAATCATCGCCTCGTCTGCGGTAGCGCAACAGATACGGCGACGATTGAACGGCTGATGGACGGGCGCAAGGCGCAGATCGTACACACAGACCCGCCGTACGGTGTCAGCTACAAGACGCAGAGCGGCAAGTTCGATATGATCGCCAATGATGACAAGACACACGATGATCTGATGGCGGAGCTTCTCATCCCGGCGTTTCGCAACTATGTGCGCAGCACGGCAGAGGATGCCGCCTTCTACATCTGGCACGCATCCAGCACCCGCCGCGATTTCGAGGACGCCATGATTGCAGCGGGATTGATGGAAAAGCAGTACATCATCTGGGTCAAGAATGCTCCTGTCCTCGGACATGCAGACTATCAGTGGGCGCATGAGCCGTGCTTCTACGCCGAGAAAGCGGGGCAACAGGCAAAGTGGTGCGGTGACCGCTCGCAGCGTACGACATGGAATGTCGTCCTGCGCGGTGCAGACGGCATGGCGACAACGCTCACGGGCGGCGTGGTCCTAACGGATGGCACGGGCAACAAGCTCTACCTCACGGACAAGATGCCTAAGGGAAAGAAGGTGCGCTACGTACGATTGAGCGAGGGTCGCAGCATCTGCCTGTATCAGGAGAGCCGCGAAAACACCGTCTGGGAGGTCGCACGCGAAAGCAAGACCGTACACCCGACGCAGAAGCCTGTGGAGCTGCCGATTCGGGCAATCACCAACAGCACGGAGGCGGGCGACCTCGTGATTGACTTCTTCGGCGGCAGCGGCTCGACGCTGATCGCGGCGGAGATGACAGGGCGCATTTGCTACACAACGGAGCTTGACCCGCGCTACGTTGACGCCATCATCCGTCGGTACATCGAGACCAGCGGGAAGCAGACCGTCACCGTAGAGCGGGACGGCGTGACGATGACGATCGATGAGGTCATGGAGGCCTCCGCAGGAGGTGACGTTAATGCATGAGCCGCAAGACATCGAACGAGCAGGAACTCTGGGAACGCCAACAGGGTGAATCCTCGGTCGCATATGATGCATTCCTTCTCTACCGTAACATGAGCCATGAGACAGATGGACCGAAGAAAAAGCGTCGTCTCGCGAGTGTTGCGGAAAAGTTGGGAAAATCGCTGAAATTGATTGAGCGATGGAGCCGCACATGGGACTGGGTAGAGCGAGCACGGGCGTACGATAACGAGCTGCAGCGCATCAGCATGGAGGAGACGCGCGAGGCCGTCCGCAAGATGCTCAAAGATCACATGACGATGGCGCAGGCGCTGCAGAAAAAGGCGATGACCGCTCTCCTGCGGCTGGACGATGAGAGCCTGTCCACGAAAAACATACTGGACTACCTCGTGCAGGGCATCGAGCTCGAGCGGCAGGCGCGCCTCGAAGCAGCAGATGTCGGCAGGCCCGGAATGACCAAAGGAAGTCCTATCGCCGAGCTGGAAGAGCCGGAGCAATCTACAATGGTGCAGCTTGTGCAGTCTCTAAAAAAGGCTCGTGAGAGGAGGACGCGCCCTAATGGAGTTTAAGGACTGGGGCACAAAGGCGCTGGACTTCATCGAGAAGCCCATTGAGGAGGACGCCTTCATCAACATCCTCGAGGGCAGCGTCCGTAGCGGCAAGACCGTCGCCATGATTCCGAAGTGGCTGAACTACATCATGACGGGGCCGCCGGGGCTGCTCCTCATGACGGGTGTGTCCAAAGACACGATCTACGACAACGTCCTCAACGATTTGTTCGACACCATCGGCGAGGAGAACTACCACTACAACAGACAAAGCGGATCGCTGGATGTGTTCTGGCGGGACGCAGACGGCGAGCATGTGCGTCGAATCAAGGTCGTCGGTGCGAAGGACGAAGGTTCGGAGAAGTTCATCCGAGGAAAGACCCTCGCGGGGGCGTACTGCGATGAGCTGACACTCATGCCCGAGCGGTTCTTCAAGCAACTCCTCAACCGTCTCAGCGTACCGGGTGCTAGGCTATACAGCACAACAAATCCAGATTCTCCAATGCACTACCTCTACAAGGAGTACGTCACGAGCGAGCAAAAGCTCCGTGATGGACTTGTGAGAGTGGTGCATTTTGAATTGGATGATAATCCGAACCTGGACGAGGAGTTCAAGAACAACCTGAGAACATCGTACTCCGGTATGTGGTTTCAGCGCATGGTGCTTGGTTTGTGGGTGCTCGCCGAGGGCGTCATATACGACATGTTCAGCGACGATCTGCTCTTTGACGATGCAGAATTCACGAACACACTCAAAAGCAGCTGCCGCCGCTTTATCGCGTGCGACTACGGCACGAAGAACCCGATGGTCTTTCTCGACATCTACGATGACGGAGAGACAATCTGGATCCCGAATCTCTACTACTGGGACAGCCGCAAGGAGCAGCGACAAAAGACCGACGCGCAGTACGCAGACGACCTCGAGAAGATGGTCGGCGAGGAGCACCCCGATTTTATCGTCATTGACCCCTCGGCGGCGAGCTTCAAGCTCGAGTGCCAAGGGAGAGGATTCCGCGTGAAGGACGCAGACAACAGCGTCAACGACGGAATCCGCGAGGTGGCAAAGCTCCTGACCAAGAAGAAGATTCGCATCCACCGCACACGATGCCAGCCGATGATCGACGAATTCCAAAGCTACGTCTGGGATGAGCGCGCCGCCCGGATGGGCGAGGAGAAGCCCGTCAAGCAGGCAGATCACGCGATGGACGCCCTACGCTATTACGTGCATACCATGCTGCCGAAATGGAGGAGGAGAGAATGAGCAAAAAGAAAAAGATCGCCGTACGGCAGCAGAGAACGAACGATTCGTTTCAGAATCCGATGACGCGATCCGGTGTGTTCATGCCGAATCCACTGGAGACGACAGAGTATCAGTTGACACGGTTCACGCGGGACTGGCAGACGATCAACGCGCTCTATCGGTCGCACTGGATCGTGCGCCGCATCATTGATGTTATCCCGGAGGACATGCTCAAGAACGGATACCATATCCTGACGCAGCTATCTCCCGACCAGATCAAGAAGATTGTGCGCTGCGATCGCACAACACGCACGAGTCGGCGCATCCTCGAAGGTCTGAAATGGGGGCGTCTCTACGGTGGCGCAGGGGCCCTTATCATGATTGAGGGGCACGAAAACCAGCTCGATCAACCCCTCGACTACGACATGATCATGCCGGGCTCGTACAAGGGACTGCTCGTCCTCGATCGATGGTCGGGGGTTACGCCGGAGGATAAACTCGTCAGCGACATTTCGGATCCTGAATTTGGCATGCCGGAATATTACACAGTGTCCAGTGACGCGCTGACGGTCGGTATTCGTGTGCACCACAGCCGAATCCTTCGGTTCATGGGGCGGCCGCTTCCGTACCTCGAACAGCTCGCAGAGACCTACTGGGGCGCATCCGAGCTTGAGCATGTCATCGACGAGCTCAAGAAGCGCGACAACGTCAGCTGGAACATTGCCATGCTGACGTTCATGGCGAACCTCCGCGTGATGAAAATGGACGGGATGGGGCAGCTGCTCGCGACAGGAAACGAGCAGGCGCAGATGCAGCTCTACAACACCATTCAAGGCATGAACGCCATGATGAACAACAACAGCCTGCAGGTGCTCGGAGAGAATGACAGCTACGAGACGCACCAGTACACCTTCGGCGGCATAGGGGAGACCTACGACCGCTTCATGATGGACGTCGCAGGCGCAGCAGAGACACCTGTGACGAAGCTCTTCGGGCGCAGCCCTGCAGGAATGAACGCCACGGGCGAGAGTGACATGCAGAACTACTACGACACCATCGAGGAGAAGCAGGAAGCTGACCTTCGTCCGGTGTACGATAAGATTCTGCCGATCATGTTCATCTCGACGCTCGGCGGGATTCCCGACGACTGGGACTACGAGTTCAATCCCATCCGTCGCCCGCGTGATGATGAGATGGCAGACCTGGCCTCGAAGAACACAGACAGTGTTACAAAGGCGTTCCAAGCAGGCATGGTGAGCCAGCGGACGGCACTCAAAGAGCTGCGCCAGCAGGCGGAGATGACGGGGATGTGGAGCAACATCACTGACGAGGACATCGAGAAAGCCGACGATTCGGTGATGCAGCCGGACGAGGGAATGGGCGATTTGATGAATGGAGTTTTCGGCGGAGGTGCAGAACAGGATCCTGCGCATAAGGAGCCAGTAAATGAATCAGCCGATATGGATGCCGAAACGAAGGATTGAAATAGCGTTCCGCAAGGCGCTCCTCGACATCGCAAAGGGGATTGTCATGCGCGCTGGAGAGACGAGCGATCCCCATCGGATTATTTCGACGCTTGAGAGAATCACTCATATGACAGACTTCATCCGACTCTCGGAGGCGATCGCGCTGAAGATGGTTACGGGACTGTTCGACGATACGGGGCGCACATGGCGCGAGGCGGCGCGAAACAGTGGCAAGGGCAGGGAGATATACAAAGCCATTCAAAAAGAACTACTTGGGGCCCATGGTGTGCGAATACGGGCACTTGTGAAGGAGAACGCTGACCTTATCAGTACGCTCCCGAAGAATATCGCCGACGATGTAGCGGCATATGTTGACCGAGAAGCTATGAAGGGACGCAGAGCGTCGGACATCGCTGATGAAATCCGGAGGATGTTCCCTGAGAAAACGAGGGCCCGGGCAGAGCTGATCGCACGAACGCAGGTCTCCATGACACAGACAAATCTGGTACAGGCTCGCGCAGAAGACCTTGGTCTTGACTGGTATGTGTGGCGGGCGTGCGGAGGGAACAATGGCGACGGAAGGACGCGCAGCAGTCACAGACACATGAGCGGCGTACTCATCCGGTGGAGTGATCCGCCGGCGCCAGAGGACTTGTTTCCTCTACGACGCGTTGATGGCTCGCCCTATAACAATACACTTGGGCATTACCACGCGGGGTGCTGCCCGAATTGCCGATGTTATCCGGAGCCCGTGGTCGATTTGGACTTGCTCAAGTTCCCGATACGGGTGTATCAAAACGGACATGTTGAGCGTATGTCTAGGAAACGGTTTGAAGGAGGATTCTAATGTGGGAAACGAGATTAGGCGCATCGCGGTCGGATTGATGGCGCTCTCTATGCGTCTGGACACGTACGCCATGCAGCGCGGGCTGACGATGGATTCCGCACACCAGAAGGACCCCGACCCGAAGAACTGGCGAACGATCAACGGCTCGAAGGTGCATCTAACGGAGGGGAAGATCGACGGCGGTGCTGGCGGGAAGTTCAGCGGCAAGGAGTGGACAGGAAAGACGAAGCATGAGTTCACGCCGAAGGAAAATCCAAAACAGGAAGAACCGAAGGCGGCGGCAAAGCCCAAGGAAAAGAAGGCTGAAGCACCGAAAACCACGACGACGAAAAAAAATGCACCTGTCTACGTCCCTAAAAAGATGGATGAGCACGCCTACACATATCTGTCAAGCGTAGATCAGGATGACATCGATAGTCTGGCGGAATTTGCGTCCTATAAGCAGAAGAAGACGGACTTTGACGACTCCGCACTCAATTTTCTCAAGGGGAAAATAAAGAAGAAAAACAATCTAGATGATAAAGAAATGCAAGGCGTCAAACATGCATATGAAGATCTCCAAAACGGGAAAATTGACGATACGACATTCAAAAACACGGTCGCGTCGATTGCGTACCACGGAGTGAATGAGCTTTCATCACCAAAGCCAACGGCTGCAGTGCAGCCGACAGTGCAACCGCAAATCACAGCACAACCAAAGCACGGACAGCTGCAGACCAAAGGACTATCCAAGACCAAGCTCACCAAGGCGACGACTGGTATCAGCACGCCAAAGGGGACGCTGGGGCTGTATGCGGCGGAGAACGAATCTGTTATAGATCCTGCTTTCAAAAATTTTGAAGAACAGTACGGCTCAGCGCAAACAAGCAAATATACAGCGGCTGAGCATAAATCTGTTAGTCGATACACACAAGGTTCGAGCCACCTAAGAGATTACCTGTGCTACGGAAAGGTAGAGGGCTGGGGAGAATACACCAAGGAAGCCCTCCAAAAGAAGGTGGACAACATCAGCGCAGGACTTGCAAAGATGGATCATCCGGATATGTGGGTGTGCCGCAAATGCACATTGATGGACTGGGCAACGAAGGATAATCCTAACGGCGTGACATTTGAGGACTTGAAAAAGATGAAAAAGAATGGAGAAGTATTTACAAATGCTGCCTTCTTATCATCCACGCCAGCTGAAGGTGGGACATATGGCGATAATGAACTTGTTCGTCATTTTTTTGTTCCAAAAAAGGCAAAAGGCGGCTACATCAAGAGTGTCTCCAATTATAAAAACGAGAATGAATTCTTGCTTGACAAAGGAACAAAAACACGCATAATGAAGGTAGAAAAGAAGGACGGGAAAATCATAACCTACGAGGAGGTGGTTCTCGATGATGAATAAAATGGATCGCTTGCTCAAGCAACTGAATCCCGGCGAAATGTATCTGGTTGATCGATGGAAGAAGAAGGCGAGAGCAGACGATGCGATACGCAATGCCTTCCCAGACCAACAGGCTGCATCCCTCGCCATTTCATTGACCTACTTCTACCGCAAGAAGGCATTGGAGGCACGCGGCGGTAAAGGTGGAGCAATAGAGATATGGAATATCCAGAGAGGGGATCGCTGGAGGGAAGAGGGGATTTTGAACGGCAGCGATGGACTGTTTCCCTTATTTGAAAAAGGCGATTTTGATACCGTCTACGATTTCGAGACACAATACAAAAGATAATACCGCACACGGAGCACCCGCAAGGGTGCTTTTCTTATGCCAATTTTGAAGGGGGAATGTCCATTGAAAGCATTCTACGGGGCAAGGTTCTCGCCCCACATGACAAAGACGCCCGAGGGATTCCTCGTGTGTCACAGCGTCCCAATCTGCCGCACGGGGATGCAGGAATACATGCCGCAGGAGCTCGGCGTTTCTGATACCGGCAGCGGATTCCTAAAAGTGTACCGCGAGGAGAGCGAGGTGTTCAAACCTGCTGCGATCGCGTCCTTTGAAGGCAAACCCGTGACAGACGATCACCCACCCGTCGGTGTGGATGCATCGAACTACGCGAGCTACACCAAGGGCACAGTCCAGAACGTCCGGCGCGGCAGCGGAGTGGACAGTGATAAATTGATTTGCGATCTCGTCGTGTACGATGCAGCGCTTATCTCCAAGATTGATGCGGGAAAGCGCGAAATTTCGTGCGGATACGAGTGCAAATATATTGAAAGGGACGACGGAACATACTGCCAGATGGATATCATCGGCAATCATGTCGCAGTCGTCGAGGAGGGGCGCGCGGGGAGCGAAGTAGCAATCCGTGACGCCAAAGCAAAGCCAGAAGGAGGAAAACAGATGGCAAAGAAGGGTAGTATTCTGCATCGGATGTTTGCAGCATTCGCCAAGGATGCAGAGCCGGAGGAAGTCCGCGAGGCGGCGCGTGCTGTCGACGAAGCGGAGGGCGGCGGCAATCCCGCTGAGGAAGTGCAGGAGACGCATGCCGAGGACTACAAGGCAGTCATGGACGCGATCGAAGCACTCAACGCAAAGGTTGACGCATTCACCAAGCCGCAGACACAGGATGACGATGACGAAGAGCCGGACGAGAAGTCAGAGGAGACAGAGACACTGGACGACCTCGAAGAGGAGCTGGAAGAGGGTGGCGAGAAGCCTGCCGAAACGGATGATGATGAATCCGAGGAGGAGAGCGTGACCGTACCACCGGAGCAACTCGAAGAGGATGAGGCATCGGAGGAAGCACCTGCGGACGATCCGCAGCCCGCCCCTACAGCGGACAGGGCACTCGCGCTCTCGGTCATCCGCACCATGCGCCCGTTCATCGCCGCAATGCCCACAGGACAGCAGAGACGTGCAGCAGACGCACTCTCTCGTACACTTAAAAAGGCGATGCGTACAAAGGACACGCAGCCACTGCCGGGCGGCTACGGCGCGCTCTCGCACCGTAAGACAGCAGATGCGGCAGCTCGGGAGAAAGAGATGCGGGCCTACGGCGAGAACTGCCGCAAGCGCAACCCGCACTGCAAGAAGGAGGAGAAGTAATTATGCCGGGAACTACAATCGGAATCAACATGACCTATGGCTATCCGGGGCAGGCGTCTCGTCAGGGCGATGAGGTCAGCCGCACGCGCCCCGTTGCCGCAGGATCGTCGGACATCCCGTTCGGCGCTCCTGTCATCCAGAAGGATGATGGATCGGTCGCGCTTTTCGGAGCGACGAACACTGCCGCAGACTTTGCTGGCATTGCGATGCGCAAGGTCAAGTCCGCGAAGGTTTACCCGTCGCAGGACTTCGGATTTTACGTCGTTGGTGAACCGTGTGATGTGCTGCAGCGTGGCGGCGTGTCCGCAATCTGCGCATGGGGGACGCCGAAGGTCGGCGCAAAGGTTTATGTCCGCACGAAGGTGGTCAGCGGAACGAGCCCCGCAGGAGCAAAGGTCGGCGACCTCGGTGCCGCGAATGAGACAGGAAACTGCGTCGAGCTGACGGGCGTCAAGTGGTCGAGCGGAGCAGATGCGCGCAACGTCGCAGAACTTACGATCATCGCGCGTCAGGGCGTGTAAGAGAGGAGAACAGATATGAAGAAACAGTATAATCTTGCGATTGCACCGCAGCGCGGCGGATCGCCGCTTCTGACAATGGATGCGGCAGCCGTATCGAGTGGGCTCGCGTTCCTCGAGAGCGAGCTCGAAAAGCTCGACCCGCTCCTTCGTGAGCCGCTGACGAGTACGACCTACCCCCGCGACATCGAGATCGAGAGCGGCGGCGGCTGGGTTGAGGCAACGTCCGCGTTCAACGTTGAGTACAGCGTGACTGGCGGACAGGGCGATGGCGTCGGCGGTGTTCAGAATTCCGTGCGTCGGATTCAGGCAGACCTCAGCAAAGACCTCTATAAGGTTCTCCCTTATGAGGTTTCCATGTCCATCAAGATTCAGGACCAGCTGCGCGGCGCAGTCACTGGGCGCAGCATTGAGGACATCTACAACGATGGTATTCGCCTCGACTACGACAAGTACATGGACATCAACACCTATCTCGGACAGGAGGCATACGGCACGACGGGGCTGCTCAACGACAAGCAGATCACAGCGACAGCGGTCACTGCAGGTGCAAGCGGGCAGACTGACTGGGCGCACAAGACACCGACCGAGATCCTCAATGACATCGACGAGGCGATCATCGCCGGATGGACTGGTGCGCAGTACGACAACGGTGCCATTCCCAACCACATCCTCATTGACCCCGCGAATTTCGCGTACATCAACCGCACGATGGTGAGTGTCAACGGCTACCCGACGCCCGTCTCCATCATGCAGTACCTTGTCGATCACAACATCGCCAAAGCGAAGGGCGTTGACCTCGTGATCGCTGAGTGTCGGTTCTGCATCGGTGCAGGCGTCGGCAAGAAGAACCGAATGGTCGCTTATGTCAACCAGCGTCGCTTTGTTGGCATGGATGTTCCCGTACCGATGAGTCGTGTCATGACGCAGCCGAATGTCAATACGGCGTCCTACGACAGCCTTTATATGGCCAATGTCGGACAGGTCAAGATTCACTACTTCGAGCCGTTCATCTACCGCGATGGCATCTGAGAGGAGACGCAGCATGATCAAACTCGTAGCAAAGCAGAAAATCGGATTCCGCAACCCCGAGACGCAGGAGATCGTGACGGCAGAGCCGTATGCGTTCTCCACACTCCCGGACTGGGTCGAGAAAGACCCCATGTACGGATGGGCACTCGCAGATGGTGTGATCGAGGTCGCCGGCGACAATCCCCCTGTGGATGGTGACGGCGACAAGAAGTCCGGTGGGAAAAAGTCTGGCGGTAAGAAGGGCGACAAGGACCAGAACCCGCCGCAGGAAAATACCAATGCCGATGATCCGCAGGAGGGGAAGGACAATCCCCCTGTGGATGGTGACGGCGACAAGAAGGAGTAAGCCATGATGTATTCGGATATCGATGTGTTCGGGATTATTGCCGCCGCGTCGAACGTCCGAACGGGCGGCAATCCTGACTACACGGTCGAAGATTTCCTCGCCGTCTACCCGCAGTTTGGAGGCAACACCGTGCCGGATATCGTGCTGAAAGCATGGGTCAATATGGCGCAGGCTTCCATCCACAAGGCACGTTACCACGATGCGTGGGAAATCTGCATGGGCCTCTACATCGCGCACTGGCTGACGCTCTATTTGCAGACGGCAGCCGGTGCCGATGATCCTGTGCAAAAGAAAATTGCAGCAGGGCTCGCAAAAGGGCTGCAAAGCTCCAAGAGCGCCGGCGACATTTCCGTGTCCTATGATTTCGGCAGCGTCAATGAGGATTTCGCGGGCTGGGGGACGTACAAGCTGACCGCATACGGGCAGCAGTTTGTCACGTTCGCACGAATGTATGCGGCAGGAGGGATGGTCGTATGGTAACAGGCACAGCGAACATCACGAAGTCCGGCAGGGGATTCGAAGCTATCCTCGGGAGACTTCAAGCACTTACAAAAAAAGAAGTGCTTGTCGGTATCCCGCAAGAGGCGGCTGGACGTCCCGAAGGGGATGCAGTCAACAACGCCGAGCTGCTCTACCTGCATACGAATGGCGTACGATCCTCTGGAATGCGTGCGGAGATGGATCCAAGCATCAACTCCGGGATGAAATATAGTGCGGCGCATAGTCTCTACGTGCAGACGCACGGAAGTCCAGCTTATTCCATTCCGGCACGCCCCGTGCTCCAACCTGCCATCAAGGACAGCCGTTCTGCGATTGGAAAACAGATCGCAGGGGCATACCGTGCCGCGATGCACGGAGATATGGCAGGGGCAGAGAGAGGGCTCGAGCTTGCCGGCATGGTCGCGCAGAACGCAGCACGCGCGTGGTTTGAGAACCCGAAGAATAAGTGGCCGCCGAACTCGGCGCGGACGATCAAGGCGAAGGGCAGTGACAGCCCGCTCATTGACACGGGTGAGATGCGCAAGTCCATTACATACGTGATCAGGGATATGGGGTGATCGCATGGCAATCGATGTTTCAGAGATCGTCCATGACCCCGATTTCTGTACTACATTCACGGTGATCAAGCAGGGAGAATCCGAATGGGTTCGTGGAGTGCTGCAGAGGAAAACGACGGAGACAACCGTCGAAGGAATCGTGCAGCCGTCGTCCAGTAAGGATCTCGAACTTCTCGATACGGCCGACCGCGTGAATGGGATGAAAACCTTCATCACGGACGAGGTCAGCCTTGACGTGTCCAGCACCGAGAAAACCTCGGATGTGTGCGTTTGGAAGGGACAGCGATACAAGCTGATTCAGACCTTCGACTACGCCGCGAACGGTTACTACAAGGCAATCGGTTCACTCATGGGAGAGGAGGACAGCGGATGACATACACAGAGCTGCAGGAGCTGTTCTGGGGAGAGGTCGCCGTAATCACGGCAGACATCATCAAGACTCCGAATAAATTCATCCGCTGGCGCTATCCCGAGGGCGGCGCGCCCGACTGGAAGATCAGCGACGATATTCTTTTTTTGTATCTCGCTGAAGCGGACGACGACTATGCCAAGCAGAGGGACAGCCTCTATCGTACGGAAGATGAAACCGTCTACCGCGATACTACACGAACGCGTGTGTGGGATTTACAGGCTACCGCTTACGGACGCAGATCATACGAGATCGCAAATCTCCTGAAGGACGGATTCTTTTACGAACCGGTGCGCAGGAATCTTTCGCATAAGGACGTGTTCATCGTCCCGAATCTCCCAACGTGCATGCAAGCGCCCGAACTTTTCGCAGGGAAGTGGTGGGACCGGTGGGATATTACCCTGCGATTCAACGAACTTTATCGTCTTGCTCCGGAGGATGTCGGTCATATCAACCGCGTCCAGATCGGTGCGCAGACGAATCCATAAGGAGGGAACAATATGGCACTCAAAAACGTTCTGCCGCTTGACCCTGTGGTCAATATTATCGTCAATCTTTCAGCTGTCTCCGCGACGCGCAAGAAGTTTAATCTCCCGCTGCTCATGGGCGATGTCGGTTCTGTCGCAGACTTTAGTGACAAGCGGATCGTGACTTACGATAGTCTTAATTCGATGCTGCAAGCTGGATTCACGACAGAGGATCGCCTTTACAAGGCAGCAGCGCTGATCTTCGGACAGCGCAAGAAGCCGCCTCTCGTCGCGATTGGTAAGATCGCCAATAAGGAGACACCGATCAAGACGATTCAGGCCTGCCGTCAGGAAGATTCTGAGTGGTACGCCGGTATTTACTGCGGTGACATGACAGACGCACAACTCCTCGAAGTGCAGGAGTTTGTCGAGGCGTGTACGCCGTCTACCATGTTTGCCTTTACAACTGGCGACAGCAAAGCCAAGGCAAGCGACGGCGGCATCTTCGGCACAATCAAGAGCAAGGGCTATCGCCGCATCATCGGGCAGTATTCCACGTCGCATAAGGATGCGATCTGCGCAGTTATCGGCTGGGCGATGGGGGCGATGAGTGCATCTACGATCAACAGCGCGTTCACACTTGCGTACAAACGCGAAGTCGGTGTGCAGGCGGAAAATTACATGCAGACATTCACGACCAATGACCTCAACAACATCAAGAAGAACTACGGTAACGTCTACGTTAACCGTGGCAACTACTATGATGTGTTCGAGGAGGGGCGTGTCGGTGACGGCTCGTGGTTCGATGAGATCATCTACCTCGACAAGTTCAAAAACGATATGCAGCTCTCCATCATGGACCTTCTCGTGAACGTCAACAAGCTGCCGCAGACCGAGGCTGGCATGGGGCGCATCAAGACCGCAATCAAAGAGGTCTGCGACGACATGAACCGCATCGGATTCATCAAGGAGGGCGTCTGGAAGGGAGAAGAGCTCATGTCTCTCGAATATGGGCAGGTGCTCCCGAGCGGATACCTCATTCAGAGTGAGCCGATCAACGAGCAGTCGCAGGCAGAGCGCGACGCGCGCAATGCACCGCCGATCTACGTGTCGCTCAAGCTCGCAGGCGCAATCCATCACGTCACCATTCAGGTGGATGTCAACCGTTAAGAAGGGAGGATAAAGGATGGCAAACGTAAGTACCTATTCGTTCACCGATGTCAACGCGACGATCAATTGCCCTGGTTACGGGTCGTTCTCGATACAGGGTGAGGGCATCGGAGATATGACCGTGTCGAAAACGACGGACCGGTCTGTGCATGATGTCGCGTCGGACGGTTCGGTCATGGTCAGCAAGATTGCCGGCAACAACGGCAGCGTGTCCATTAATGCCCAGCAGACAAGCGCACTGCATAGATTCCTGCAGGGGATGTTTAATTACTGCTGGCAGGCAGACACCTCGGTGTGGACGACGATCTCGATGACCATCGAGGCCCCGAAGATGGGTAAGACCTATTACTGCTCTGGCGGCAGCTTCGGCAAGGAGCCGGACGAGCCACTGCAGAGCCAAGGTCAACGCGTCGCATGGCAGATTCTGTTTGCAGATATTCAGCGCATTCAGCTGTAATCGGAGGTAGACGATGAAACGGGAAACCAGAAAGATTGTTGAGATTCAGGGGCGGAAGTTTGAAATCCGCTCCTTTGATGCTTTTACGGGCAGTTATATCGCCTTTACGCTCATGGAGAAAATGCTCCCGATGGGCATGGAGGCGAAGGTTATGAATACGCTCCGTGCCGAGGGGAAGGATGTCGACGCGCTGCCAACGCCGAACCGCGCGCTCATGAGCAAGGGAGAGTTTATCGCATTCCAGCGGGATGTGCTCTCTGTGGTCGGAGAGGTCCTGCCGGGACGTACCGCGCCGCTCTTCAACGACAACGGCAGCTGGGGCGTAGCGGATATCGAGGACAACGCAATGCTCGTCATTATGCTGACAATTCACGCGCTGGTGTTCAACATCGCGGGTTTTTTCGGCGGAGACGGCTTACAGGAATTGAAAGCCGGTCTCCAAGATTTGAGCTTTGCGAATATCGCAACGTAAATTCATGGGTGTACGCGCCCGTCATCGCAGGGAAGTGGCAACAGCACGAACTGTGGGACGGGACATACACCTTCGGTGATCTCCTTGACATTCACGAGATTATGCTCGTAGAGGGCGAGAACCGCCGCCGCGCACAGGATTATGCAGAGCAGCAGAGGGAGGTGAATACATGATCGGCGAAGTAATACAGGAATATCTTGTCGGGCTTGGTGCAAAGATTGATAAGCCGGGCTTCGGACAGGCAGAGGCGACCATCAAGAGCCTTGATCGCACAGTAGAAACGTCAACCGGGCACATGGCAGCGAATTTCGTCCGTGCCTCGGCGATGATCGGGACGGCAATCGCAGGAGTTACAGCGTCCATATTCGGGCTGATGAAGTCCGCCGCATCGCAGGACCTCGCCATGCAGAAGCTCTCGCGTCAGATGATGGTATCGAAGGACGCAGCGTGGACGATGAAAAAGGCCACAGATGCGCTCGGCGAATCCATACAGGACATTATGCTGACACCGGAGCTGATGGAGCGGTTCAACAAGCTCGCTGCAGACGGGCGCAAGATGAAAGTCGGCGGAGATTTTGCGGAGACCATGAGGGGGTTCCGCGATCTCATGTTTGAGTTTACACGGCTCAAGCAGGAGGCCTCCTACGCCATGACATGGGTCGGGTATTATCTCATGAAGTACCTGAACCGCCCGCTCGCAGAAGCCCGCGAGAAGTTCCGCAGCTTCAACGACATGTTCGTAAAGAACATGAGCACATGGACGGAGAAAGCCGCCCGGATGCTCGTCTACATCATCAACGTTGGCAAGCACTTCTTGATGCTTGTCTTGGATGTTGGAAAGGCACTCTGGCGCATGTGGGATAGTTTCCCGCGTGGTGTCAAGATTGCGACTGCGGCACTCGCAGGACTGACGCTCGTGCTGAGAGCAAACCCGCTGACCCGCATGCTGCTGCTCGTCGGCTCTTTGCTTCTCCTCATCGATGACTACTACGGTCACATGGAGGGCAAGCAGTCCGCATTTGGTACCTACTGGGATAAGCTCAACGAGTACATCAAGACGGCAAAGAAGTATTGGGAGGAATTCTCCGGTGCTGTATCTGATTTCGCCGATCGGGTGGAAAGCTCGAGCGCGCTGAACGATTTCCTTTATGTTATCAAAGAGATTGGAGGCGCCCTCTGGGAGCTCGCGACAATCTACGTTGATGCATGGATTAATCAGGCGCAAATGCTCTACGAATCCATGGAAAAACATGGTGCGGTTGACAGCCTGCGCGAAGCCATGCAAAAACTCTGGGGTATCTTCATGTCCGTCCTTGGGACGGCCCGAGATCTGATCCGGTGGATGGGGCGCCTCGTCAACGAGGTGCGCAGAACGAAGGAATACAAAGACCTCATCGATGCTGTCGGAGAGCTGGCAGACGTTCTGCTTGAAACATTCAACGTCATCCTCGACCTCGTCAACATTGCATTTCGAGGACTATTCGGGGAGATTGGAAAGACCAACACTGTCTATTCCTTTCGTGATGCCATCCGTGCTGTGTTCAGCATATTCACATTGATTCTACGCGTGGTGTCGGGCACCGTTGGCGTGTTCCGCGAACTTCTGACGATGATGCGTGACAGCTCACCATTCAAGCGATTTTGGGAGGAGCTCGGCAGAATGATCGACGGCGCTATTGCTCGCGTTGGAAAGTTTGGACGGGCACTTCTCGCGATCAAAGATGGCGAGTTCCGAAAAGCATGGAGCATCATCAGCGGTGATGGAGATGGTTCTCCTGCAGGGCAAGGTGACCGCAAGTGGAATGCTAAGGTCGTCTATCAACGATTCAAGGCGGCTGGGTATTCCGACGACGCAATCGCAGGAATTATGGGGCGGCTGCAACAGGAGCATAACTTTGATACGAGTGATGTTCCAGAGCATTATGTTCCTGGTGTTGGACACGTTGGCGGATATGGCATGTATCAATGGAATGGAGGACGCACAAGAGATTTTCTCGCCTGGGCAAAAGAGCATGGGCTTGACCCACAAGACCCGGGCGTACAAACGGATTATGCAATCATCGAGGCACAGCAGCGTGGATTGGATGCTGCTCGGATGAATGAAATGACTCATCATGAAGCGGCTAGGGTATGGACGGATGAATGGGAAGTTGGAGAACACGGGAATGAGCTGGAATACGCTGGCTATTGGCTTGACCAGATAAAGTCTGGTGATGTTCTGAATGCCAGCCCATCGGAACCGGTCTCTACAAGAAATAATCCGATCAAGTTTGCAAAACGGAGAAGAGGATCGGCGATTATCCCAACTTCTGCTACTTCTGCATACAGCGTCGATCCACTCCTATACAACGGCCTGATGTCCGGCGCGATGCAGACTGGCTACGGCGGATATCAGCCGCAGCGGAGTGGTGGCGTCGTCTATCAGGTCAATGTCGGCGGCGTCACGGTCAACGGAACGAACCAAAGTGCTGCAGAGATCGGGCGGAGTGTCGGACGAGAGACGATGACGATGCTCGAGCGCAAAGGTTCGCATATTCTGCGCAGCCGCGCAATGACAGGTGCTCCGGTCATGATTTAAGGAGGTGATGGGGTGGGCATCAAGAAAGGGCTGTCGATTGACGGCATCAACTATTTCTCCGATCTCGTCTCCGGCAAGGAAAAACCAGACTGGATGAAGATCAGCACAGAGATCGGAAAAATGACAGGGCATTATGAGATCATCAACTTTCTCACAGGCTACAAAGATATGGAGCAATTCTTGTTCCGCACGCCGAAATGGCCGATCGGTGGTATGTATTTTGATGGAATCATGCGCACCGAGCATATCAGTCGCATTCGCCCGACCAACTACCCTGTGCAGACGGGGGTCACGATGACAGATCACTCCATCATTGAGCCTGCGGAGCTTACTATCGAGATCATGATGTCGGATGCCAAGGCCGATAGCTACATGCAGACGCCGCCTGTGATTGGCAATATTATTCAGTCAATGGGGACGATGTACAGCAACTTTGCAGGGCTCCCCTGTATGCCGAATATGGTGACGACACCCGGAGATGGGCGATCTGTTGATGCATGGAAAAGTCTACGCGCGATGCAGATGGCCCGTACTCCAATCACCGTCGAGACCCGTCTGCAGACCTATCATAATATGCTGATTGAGGAGCTTTCTGCACCAGATGACGTTAACACGCTCCATGCTCTGAGATGCACAATACGCCTACGAGAAATCATATTTGCGACAGTCGCAGAGACGGCGGTCAGCGCTAGAGCGTCGGCGTCAGCCGCAGAATCATCTTCCGGACAAACTCCCGTACAAACGGGCGATGACGTAAATAAGACCGCCGCCCGCGCCATATTGGATGCGGGCGGCAGTATTTTGACATAAGGAGGTGCAGCAGTGTTCTCGATCGTTCCATTTCAAAGAACACCAAATCACAAATTCAGTGCGAAAGTGCCGATCGACGGCGGTAACACCCTCCTAAAATTCCGCATGACCTACAACGACATCGCAGGATACTGGCTCGTCGACATCTACAAAAATGATCTACTTGTTTATTCTGCGCTCCCACTTGTGCCTGGGCAAAACATCCTCGAACAGGTCGGATATCTGGGAGTCGGAAGCGCATGGATTGTTCCGCGCAGTCGTGTGCAGGAGCAGTGGCCGAGCATGGTAACTCTTGAATCGGACTGGTATGTGATCTGGGGTGACAGCGATGCCGGAGATAAATGAGAGTGCTGCTACGCAAACTCCGACGCGCAAGGGCCGCCTCTACGGGCGCAAATGGAAGATCACCATCTACAAGCCCGCCTATAAGACAGGCGAAGACGGGAATCCAACCAATGAGCGCGATCCGGAGCGCGACGCAGAGATGGATGTATCACTCCTCAAATGCGAGTTCCAGACCAAGGCAACGACCGAGACAGCCGTGCAGATCGGAACACTCGTCGTCTACAACATGAGCGCCGCATCGGAAAAGGAGGTCATCGAGGAGGGATTTCAGATCTCCGTTTTCGGCGGCTACGAGGAGGGGCAGTACGGCGAGGTATTCACGGGCGACATCGTGCAGGTATTCCGTAACCGCGAGAATGGCACGGATTATCGGCTCGAAATCGTCGCACTTAGGGGAATGCAGAGCCTATTCATGAACCACGTCCGCAGTACAATCGCAGCGGGCAGCACACCGCGCGATGTGGTAAACGTGGTTGCAGGACAGGCGGATAAAAAAATCGAGGTCGGCGATGTGTCGAAGGAACTGCCCGAGCAGACACTACCACGCGGCAAGGTGCTCTTTGGTACGCCCGCGAAATACCTGCGCGATCTGTGCACATGGAACGATGCCGCCTACTGGGAGGGCGAGGACGGAAAACTCACGGTCGAGACCGTCGAGCAGGAAATCCCAGAGGATCGCGTGCTGGTGCTCACGCCAAACACAGGGCTTGTCGGTACACCCGTCTATACCGATCAAGGCATCCAGATCAAGATGCTCCTCGATGCGCGGGTAAAGCTGCGCTCCATGATTAAGATTGACAACGAGATCATTCAACGGCAAGCGGTGCAGATCGACCCCGGAACAGGGCAGCAGAAAAGCGACCAGCTCCCGCAGACGGCGCAGTTCGACCAAGACGGAGAGTATCAGGTGTTCTCAGTTGAGCATCGTGGCGACACATGGGGCGACGAATGGACGACCTCGGTCGTTGGCGTCAGTCGCAACGGACGCATGGGGCTTCTGACCGCAGTAAACGCAGCAGGGCAAACGATGAAATGAGGTGATGATGTGCTCAAAGTATCAGAGCGGCTCGAGGAGGAGATCGAGCAGAGCAAGCGGGAGCTGGACGGATTCGGTCTAGACTTGCGAGTTGCTGCGCCCGGAATTATTCGCTCCGTCGATTACGCACGGCAGACATGCACCGTCCAACTCGCGATCCGCGAGCGAATGAATCGAGGCGGCGTGCTCGAATGGGCAGAGATTCCCATTCTTCCCGACGTGCCGTTCTTCGTATACTCGGGTGGTGGCTACTGCCTGACGCTCCCGATTCAGCCCGGCGATGATTGCCTTGTGGTATTCGGCGACAACTGCATGGATGCATGGTGGCAGAATGGAGGCGTGCAGAATCAGGTCGAAAAGCGCAGACATGATCTCTCGGACGGCTTCGCCATCGTCGGATTCCGCAGCCAGCCGGGCGTCGTCGGCGGATATTCAGCCGGTACGGCGCAGCTGCGTAACGCGGCAGGAGATGCCTGCATTGAGATTGGCGGGAGCAGCATCCACATTCATGCAACTGGTGGCGTCACCATAGATGGAGGCGTCACTATTGATGGGCGCAGATTCCTCGGTCATACGCACGGAGGAGTGCAGCCCGGCGGCGGGACGACAGGAGGCGTGTCATGAGATACCGTGCACTTGACGATAATGGGGACTTTACCATCGGTAACGGACACGCCTACATCGAGGGGGTGGAGTCCGTTCAGCAGGCAGTGTTGACACGGCTGCGTCTCCTTATCTATGAGTGGTGGGAGGATATCAATGACGGCGTGCCATATTGGCAAAAAATCATTGCATCGCGTGATGTTTCGGCCGCAGAGCAAATCATCCGTGATCGCATCCAACAGACGCCGCACGTTCTGTCCATTTTGTCATTCGACTCCGAATGGGACAGCGAGAACCGCACGCTGACAATTCGCGCAGCGATACAAAGTGAGTACGGTGCATTCAGCATCGACGAGGAGGTGTAGCAATGGCATATTTCGCGCCATATATCGACGATGCAGGTCTGCATGTCCCTACATATGCCGACATTCGAGATGATCTCATCGCGCAATTCAAGGCGATATACGGTGAGGACATCTACCTCGGCAATGATTCGCAGGACTATCAGATGATATCGGCATTTTCGCTCAAAACGTACGACACGATGCAGATGCTTCAGATCGTCTACAACAACCAGAGCACAAAAACAGCCGTTGGAACTGGGCTGTCGAGCCGCGTTAAACTCAACGGCCTGCGCCGCAAGACGGCGACCTATTCCACTTGCGTTCTGACGCTCACAGGGGTCCCCGGAACGACGATCCCCGCCGGAATTGTGGAGGATACGCAGGGTAGAAAGTGGCTCCTGCCGGAAAATACACGGTTTGATGGCGAAACACTCGAAATCACGGCGCAATGTCAGGATCTCGGAGCAATCGAGGCTCCTGTCGGGACGATCGCGAAGATCAGCAATCCGCAATACGGATGGCTGACTGCCACAAACAAAGTTCCTGCCATTAAAGGCCGTCCGATCGAGACGGACGAGGAACTCCGGCGGCGGCAGTCGATTTCGACCGCGATTCCAAGCCAAAACATGGTTAACAGTACCATCGCCGGCATTGCGAGCGTCGCAGGCGTCACACGATACAAAGTCTACGAAAATGACACGAATTCTACGGATGAAAACGGAATCCCAAGCCACAGCATCGCTGCTGTGGTCGAGGGCGGGCTTGATGGAGCAGTCGCAGAACAGATTTACTTGCGCAAGGGCCCGGGCTGTGGCACATACGGAACGACTACGATCATCTACACAAATTCCGACGGACTGAAAAACGAGATCCGTTTCTTTCGCCCGTCATACCAAAAGATTTCCGTCAAAGTCGCCGTCAAAAAGTACGCGACCTATACGACGGCAGTCGAAGGAGATATTCGACGGAATATCGCATCATACATTGATCGCCTCGGCATCGGAGGAAATGTCACCAGTACAGGCATCCTCACAGCGATCGCCGCATCCGTCGATGACGCACTGCACCCGCCGTTTGCATTGCAATCCGTGCAGCTGGGGAAGGACGGCGGCGTTCTTGGCGTAGCTGACATAGAAATACCATATAACGCCATCGCAAAGAGCGAATCCGTCACGGTGGAGGTGATTTAATGGCCATCATTGACGCATATCTTGACCTCATCACCTCGCAGCATCGTGTGCGCGATAAATTCATGCGAACTGTCGCAGCGCTCCTCAGACCGTCAGATGATATATTCTCGCTTGGTATTGAGCTGGATGATGAGTTTGACATTGAGTATGCCAACGGGGTGCAGGAGGACGTGCTCGGCGAATTTGTCGGAGCGCAACGTATGCTCCCTTATCAACCAGACAAGGGGCTCTCACCCGTGCTCGATAATGCAGCATACCGTAATCTGATATTCGCGCAGATTGCGAAGAACCAATGGAAAGGCGGCATCGAGGACATCAACGAGCTGTGGGATTCGCTCTTTGGCAACGGAATCATCATCCAGGACAACCAGGACATGTCGATCAATGTGCTCGTCATTGGGATCAGCGACCAGATCACCAAAGAGATGGTGCGGCAGGGACTGATTGTGCCAAAGCCGCAGGGCGTGCGGATGAATTATTATTTCTCAGATCGCGCGGTATTTGGATATGATCTCGAGACAGACACAATCAAGGGATATGACCACGCGGAGTGGATGAACGCCCTGTCGGACGTGTCATTCTCATATGATACTGATGACAAAGCCGCTGGTATGAGCGGCTATGATGAAAGCCGATGGACGTAAACGGAGGAAAAACAATGGCAAAGACAAACTTCCAGATATTTAACGAGGATAACGCTCCGGAGCGTACATACAACGATTCGGAGTACAAAGAGGCGACACAGCGCATCGGCGGCGTCATGCCCGGTATGGCGCTCTCACGGCTGCACAACAAGATGTACTATCAGTGGTCGGCCATGTGCAAGGCAATCGCGAACCTAATCGTTAATCACGGGCATGATTGCATGGATAACGATGTAGAGGGGATCACGCGCGATCTCGATGAGGCGATCTCAAGTGCTGCAGCAAACGCAAGCCTCAACCTCCTCCAACGCAGCAAGACCTACGCAGTCGGCGACATCGCGTACAGCAAGCACCTGCCATCGTGGGCGCGTTTGGAGTGCGTCAAGGCAGGGATGACGGGGGCAAGCATCCCAAATCTTGCAGAGGTGCACAAATGCGGCATCATGGTTACGGACGGTAATGCTGTCTGGATACTGGACGACGTGCGCGACGGCGCAAGGGTGGGCGATATCATTCTGCGCCCGACACTCAGAGACGGGTACATCAAAGCCAACGGTGCGACGGTCAAAGGAAGCGAATACCCGCGTCTATTGGCGTGGGTGCAAGAGGCGGGTATGACCGTCACAGCGGAGCAGTACGCGCAGGATTGTAGTAAGTACGTCTATGACGAGGCGCAGGACAAGCTGACCCTGCCCAATGCGGTAGGGCACGTCTTACAAGGCGGGGAGACGGTCAAATCTGTTGGGGCGGGACTGCCCAATATCAAGGGAAGTTTTTCAGGGCATCTTTTGGGGTATCAAGCCGAATCTACTCATAGTGACGGCGCATTTTATCTTACTGGACATAGTGAGAGGCAAGCAGAAGGTGGTGGATGGGCAAATATGCCAATTTTTAATTTTGACGCTTCCAAATCCAACCCTATCTACGGCTCGTCCGATACCGTTCAACCGCCGGCGATCTCACTGATCGCACAGATCAAATATTGAGGAGGTACACCTATGACAAAAACAGTCTACGCCTACACCGCCGACGGCAAGTACATCGGCGAGCGCACACTTGACGACACCGACAGATCACCGATCTCTGGGGCGTGGCAGATACCTGCCTACATGACCGAGGTCAAGCCGCCTACTGCCAAAGAGGGCTATGACATCTACTGGCGCAGCGGGAAGTGGACGCAGGTCGAGCAGCCTAAGCCTGCGCAGGAGCCGACACCGCCCGAGGACACCGAGCCGCAGGAGCAAGACGTGCAGCCAGTACAGGAGACGGAACTCGCCGTCATGGAAGGTATGATCGACATGCAGAGCCGCATCGCCGCGCTCGAAGCGAAACTGAAAGGAGGTGAGTAACATGGCAACGGAAGCAATCATCTACAGCTATTTGATAGTTGCATACGGCGTCCTTGTTAAGGGTGGTCGCTATGCGCTGTCACCGGAGGACAATCCTAAAAAGCTCAAGATTGTTTCGGAGTTGTACCGCGAAAAGGTTGCGGAATGGCTCGTCGAGCACCCCGCAGGATGACATAAGCCGTCATGAGGGCATGGCGGCTTTTTGTATGGTCAGAAAGGAGATGGTCAGTATTGACTGATATTCTTTTGTTCCTGCGAGGGATAGTACCGACGCAGGTGCAGATCGAGTGGGGGGCGATCGTGTCGATGATCGGGACAGCGTGCTCGTACGCGCTCGGATGGAACGGGATTCTTGAGGCGCTCTTATTTGCGATGGTGATTGACTACATCTCCGGGCTCTTGGCCGCGTACATCAATCCGGGGATGAGGCTCGACAGCCGCAAGGGATTTCGCGGCATTGCCAAAAAGGTCATGATCCTGCTGCTTGTGTCACTTGCGCATTTTGTCGATCAGGCAACGGGACAGACGGTGGTGCAGATTGTCGCGGTCTGGTTCTTCCTCGGCAACGAGGGGCTCTCGATCATCGAGAACGCGGCAAATGCAGGCCTACCCGTACCGCAGAAACTACGTGAGACGTTGGAGCAGCTACAAAGTGAAAAGAGGGCAAATCAGCCCGGAAAGGAGCGAAGTAATGAGTAGTCGTGTATTAAGTAAGTCGGACATGCGCCGCGTAACGCCTGCAGAGCTCGAGGCGCTCGCAGGGCAGTACCGCGAAAACATCCAAGCGGCCGCAGAATATGTTGGTCGCGAAACAAAAGTGTACCTGCATTGGTCGGCAGGGCGCTATGGGCAGTTTTGGGATGATTACCATGTCCAGATCGACAAGGACGGCAGCATCTATGTCATCGGCGATGGCGAGCTGGATGACGTCCTCGCGGCAACGTGGAAGCGCAACAGCGGTAGCGTCAGCATCAGTATCCTCGGGTGCCTCGGCGCAACGACCGGCGACCTTGGGCAAGAGTCGCCAACCCCCCAGCAGATTGAGGGGATGGCGCAGGCCATCGCCGCGCTCTGCAATGGTCTCTGGCTGACCATCGACAAGCAGCGTGTCCTGACGCACGGCGAGGCAGCCGACAACGAGGACGGCGTATATGCGCACGAGCCCTACGGGCCCAAAAACGGATGCGAGCGTTGGGACCTCGAGTATCTCGGTACAGAGGAGAGCCCCTGCTATAACCCGTGGGCGGAGGACGGAACGCGCGGCGGCGACGTGCTGCGCGGCAAGGCGAATTGGTATCGCCAGTATTGGAAGGACAACGGCGGAACGCCGTGAAAGGAGAAAACATCATGAGTAAGTGGACAGACATCAGAGACGCAATCGTCAAGGAGATCAGCGTCGATCAGGTGACCGAGGAGGTCAAGCAGCGCGTGACGCGCACGATCCTCAACGAGTGCATCCCCGCCATCGAGCAGGCGGTCGATAAGTTCGTGACGCAGGTCAAGGAGCAGTCCAAGGGTGAGACAGGATGGCTCTATTGGCGCGATGCGATCGTGCTGCCGACCGTTATGCAGGGTGGCGTATGGCTTGTCAAGCTCGTGCTGGATAAGTCGCTCGCGCCGACGGTCAAGGCGTAACCGTATAGATTTTTCACCGCCCCGGGGCTTCGACTCCGGGGCTTTTTTTATTTAGAAAAATAATCTCACAAAATATCAATTATTTTAGATAAAACGCTAGACATTATTTCAATATTGTTATATGGTGTGTGTGTCAAGAAGCAAAGGTGCTTTGGAGAAAGAAAGAGAGGCAAACAAAATGGAAAAGACAAGACAGTATCAAGGGATTCAGGAAGCCGTTGATGAGATGCCGCGGTACAACCGAAATGATGGGACCTACCTGGAGGTCCACTACGACCTCGACGAAGACGAGGTGTATACGCACTTCCACTGCAGCCTCGGATTCAACAGCTGGACGGAATACCACGATCCAGCGGTCATCCGAATCGGATGCTACACCCGTCGAGTTTCGGTGGATCGCCTAAAGGCAGACATCGAGAGAGTTATTGACGGCTACGAATACTAAATGGACAAGGAGGAGAAGAAAATGCGAATCAGCTATTACGTTTTCCCGTCGGAGATGAGTGTGGAGGATTGCATCAAGGCATATCTTAAGGTAACGAGCTGGACACCGGATATGGACGACATCGAAGACAAGATCAATCTCAGGAGCCTCAAAAATGATATTGAGGAACGCGGTGAGACCGTATGCAGTGTCTCCCTTGCGAAGAAGATGCTCCGTGCAATCGGTGGCGACGCTTATACGAGACATATTGATCGTAACGGCGGAATGTTTGAGACGACACCGATCACTCTCGCAGGGAATAATTCACGGCATAGGTACAACCGCCATCTGTAAGAGTGGAGAAAGAGAAAAGCCGAAACGCCCGCAAGGGCGTCCGCGCAGGATAGCAACCTGCACGCTGACGATGGCAAGCTGAAATCGAAAGGAGAATGTGATATGGCAACGACAGTGGACAACCGCCTGATGAAGAGTCTGACATTCGGATGTGAACTCGAGTTCACTGGCATCACGCGGGGACAGGCAACAAATGTAGTCGCCGAATTCTTTGGAACGGCGGCATTATATGAGGGCGAAGGATACGACAAGCGTACCATACGTGATCACTGCGGACGCAAGTGGGCGATCATGAGAGATTCCAGCATTTTGCCTCAGCGGAAGGGACCTGGATATGCCGGCAGCGATTACAAAGTCGAGCTTGTGACCCCGATCCTCTACTACAGCGACATTGAGGACCTGCAGCAAATTGTGCGGGACTTGCGGCACGCTGGAGGGATGGTTAACCGGAGCTGTGGAATGCATGTCCATATCGGCGCTGAGCGGTTCACTCCTGCGACGCTGCGAAATCTTTCTAACCTCTTTGCCAATAACGAGGATATGATCTACAAAGCCTTGCAGGTAGACGACGATCATCGCAACACAACATACTGCAAAAAGACATCCGAATCGTATCTAAAAAAGTTGAACGAAAGGAAGCCAAAAAGCACGGAAGCCCTCAGCATGATCTGGTATAACGAAATAACCTACACCGCCAGACATAACCACTATGACGATAGTCGCTATCGCGGCCTCAACCTCCACGCTTTCTTCACAAAGGGGACGGTCGAGTTCCGCCTTTTTAACGGTACGCTTCACGCGGGAAAGGTCAAAAGCTACATTCAGTTCTGCCTCGCGCTTTCGCAGCAAGCCATCCGTCAGAAGCGAGCGAGCACGAAGAAGGTCACAAGCACCAACGAGAAATACGCATTCCGATGTTGGATGCTTCGCCTCGGATTGATCGGCGACGAGTTCCGGACCTGCCGCAGCTTTTTCCTCAAACACCTCAATGGAAACAGTGCATGGCGCCACGGCAGGACGGTGGCATAGTAAAAAGAATGGGGGGATCCGAAGAAAACGGATCCCCAAAAGAAAGGATGAATCACATGAAAAAATACTACATTGCCTATGGCAGCAACATGGACTTCACACAGATGCGCCGGCGCTGCCCCGATGCAGAGCTTGTAGGAGCGGGGATCGTCAAGGGATACGAGCTTTTGTTCAAAGGCTCCGGAAGCGGCAGTTATGCCACCATCGAAAGAGAAGCACACTCAAAAGTGTCCGTTCTCGTTTGGAGGATCAGCGCGATGGATGAGGAATCCCTCGATCGTTACGAAGGATTCCCGACCTTCTACTACAAAACAGACCTCCCCGTTAAGATGCAGGACGGTGCAGAGATTACTGGCATGGTCTACATCATGGACGAGAAACGTACTCTCGGATTTCCTTCGCATGGATATGCCCGCATTCTGTACGATGCCTACATCAACTTCGGATGGGACACAGCCATCATTGATAATGCTTTCGAAAAGAGTTCTGCTGCACAAACGCCTATTTCACGCTAGACAAAAAATCATTTTCTCTCGTATAATGAGAGAAATCAAACAGGAGGTGCGTTTCAGGTGGAGGAAAAGAAGAAGGATGGTAGGGGCGGCGCGCGTCCTGGAGCAGGACGTCCACGCATTACGAAGGAAGAGAGCAAAGAGCGTCCCCGCGTTGGCACGCGTGCATGGCCGGAGGAATGGGCGCTCATTATGCGCTACGTCAAGGCCGTACGAAAAGAACCTGCACTAGCAGAAAAGGCCGTCGAGCGTCTGGAAGATCAGATCGAAAAGAAACAGGAAAAGGAGGGCGAGCATGGCGAGAAACGAAGATAAAGTGCGCGGCGCACTTTATGGCGTCGCGGTTGGAGATGCCCTCGGCGGTCCTCTCGAGTTCATGGACGAAGTACAGATCAATCAGAAGTACGGCGGGCGCGTCACAGAGATGGTTGGCGGCGGATGGCTGAACCTTGCCCCGGGGGAGACCACGGACGACACAGCAATGATGCTTGCCGTCTGCGATGGTATCATGGAGAACACTTCTGCGCCGATCGAGCCAATCGGCCGGCGGTTCATCGAATGGGTGAATACCGCCCCGAAAGACATCGGAACAACCTGCGCTCGATCTATTGCTACGGCACGGGAAAACCTCACTGCAGGAATGGCGGCAGAGAAGGCGTGGGAAAAGGCAGGGATAAACACGGCGATCGAGAACGGTGATCGCAGCGGCGGCAATGGCGCACTCATGCGCACCATTGGAACAGCCATCGCATACGATGATGAGGAGAAACGAGCGGAGTACACAACGCAGATCGCTGAGATGACACACTACGATGATCTCTCCTCGGACATCTGCCGCTGCTACGCCGACGCCGTCCATCATTTCATCAAGGACGAGCAGGACGCAGGAGTAAGAACCCTCGACACGATGGCAGTTGAATACGGGTTCAGTAGCCGAGTCAATCCATCTGGCTGGGTACAGGACAGCATGGAGTGTGCGTACTTCGCCTTTGTAACAGAGGCTGGATTCGAGAACGTCCTCGTCGAGGCGGTCAATCTTGGTGGCGATGCCGACACCATCGGTGCGATCGCAGGAGGACTGGCAGGATCATACTATGGTTACGATGCTATCCCGCAACGATGGATAGACACTATTCCACAGGAAATCCGTGCAAGACTGGACGCTTTCGCAGCGTTTTGTTTGACATCATGTTGACATCATATACAGCGATCAGATTGTTCCATATCGAGCCATATACAAAAGCCACTCCCCTTATCTATCGGCAGTTCCGCATGACGACTGTGTTCTGAAAATCCGAATAACAAACTCGAAATCAAGTGTGGTGATGAGCCACCGTGGGTTCGAATCCCACCCTCTCTG